CTCAACGCTGTCACCGATCAAATATCGGCGTGATCTATTTGGATTTGGCTTTCTAATTTCTGGTAATTTTTCAACGTGATGGCGTTGAACGCTGTAGCCAACGCCAGTTCCGCCGAGTAATAAAAACATTATTTCGCCAAATACACGCCAATCGTCGATGGGAGCAAAAGCACAATTATAAATTCTATTTGGAGCAACCTCAATTGGCTTGCCACCAAACTGCATGGAGCGCATAGAAGGTAAAACCTTCTTTTCATGAACCAGCTTATAAGCTGATGTGATTTCTTCTCTTAGCTCTGGATATGTTTTCCAGTGCATTCGCTTGTTGCGGTTAACAAGCTCTTTCCATGTTTCCCTACGCTTCTTCTTTGGTAGATAGCGTGCGTATTTCATATAAACTGTAATATCAGACAAAATTTCAGTTGCAAGTTTCATTATTTCCCCATTAGCTTATTGTACTTCTCTCTAAGCAGTTCTTTCTGATTTTTGGCCGGGTTTTTCTTTCCATTTATCTCTGCCATTGTTGACTTTTTATGAACATTAATATAGACTTTACTTGTGTCCATGTCGATTGGGTATATTATCCCATCCGGCCCAAAACGGTTCTTTGCAACAAAAAAGCGGCCCGTGTCATCGTTTTTATCATCAGCCGTCCTAGAAAGAGTAAAGATAAAATCTGCTACGAAACATTTTGAAAAAGCCTCTGAAATACTTTCAGCAGAAACTAGTTCTGCGTTATAACCAGTTCTGTTGGTTTGGCTACAAGTCCAAATAGGACATTCAAACTCTTTTGCTATTCCGCGAAGATCTTCATAAATAGATTCTAGATCATGTCTTTTCTCGGAATAATATCTTTTTGGCTTTAATAAGTCAGCATAATCAATTATGATTAAATCAGCCTCTATACCACGAGTTCTTAGCTTATCTAAATGAGACCTAATAGTTAGGACCGAGGCAGACTTGGTGGGATATTCTTTGACTATCAAAGAACCATCAACATCCTTGACTGTTTCTAAAATTTTCTCTTTATTATCATTTAAAAAAGACAGAGAAACCCCAGTAATGCAACTGTCATATCGTCTTGCAATCATGGTATCTCCTAGCTCCAAAGTATAATGAACAACAGTAAGGCCATTTTTTACTGCTTGTGCTCCCAAATGAACAAGTATATGACTTTTGCCAGCGCCAGTTGCAGCAATAGCAACGCCTAGCTCACCCTTCCCAAGGCCCCCTGAAGTAATCAGATCAAACTCATCCCAACCAGTTGATACAGGGTTTCTTGCCTTAAGCAGAAAGCGTTCTTCAAAGTCTTTTAAGTAATCATATCCAAAATCATTACTCGCTCCTAGCTTAAGAGCAGTATTAATAACATCTGCAATCTCGTCAAAAGAAGAGCTTTGCAATAAATCTACTGATTTTATAATTGCAGCCTTAAGCTTTTGCTTTCTGCAAAAATCTAATGATGCATCTTTAATAAAATCAGTTCCTTCAACCTCTTGATTAGAGTGAACCCTAATCAAAAAATCCTTCATTTGCTTGAAAAGTACTTCATCGTGCTTTTCCTCTTCAGACAGCAAAACAGAGGCCATAGTGTTCAGAGAAGGGTGGACGTGGTAATTCTCTTTGTAACCATAAAGAATTTCCATAAAAACTTGTAAATAGCTTAGATCAAAAAAGGAGGTGTCCAGCACTTCACCAATTCTATCAGCAAAAACCCTATCAACAAAAATAAGCTTGGCCAAGCTCTCTTGAAACTTGACACCAAACTTAGAAAAACTTGCTACATCATCTTGATACATGATCGCCTCTATTAATCTTATTCATGTGAGCAAACAAAGTTTCCCAATTCAATTCTGCAAAACCGTCTTCCAGCATCATTTTTCTAACCTGAGTTTTCGAAAGTTGTTTTGGATAATTTTTAATGTTATCTTTAATAAGATCTGCCGTCTTGATAGAAATAGATGGAGCATATAGTTGCATAATCTTATAATTTTCACCAATCAGACTTTGATTCTCAAGAATGTCACTATAAATCTTTAATTTGCTCTCTGTACTATCGCACGCAGTCTTTAGACCTTCAAGTGTATGGTCCTTATCTTCTGATAAAAAAGTGAATCTTTTGGCCAAAGTCTTAAGGCCTACGCCGCGAATACCTTCTAAATTATCAGAGCGGTCGCCGCAGATGGCCCTTGCAAGCGCAAAGTTTCTTGGGTGAATTCCAAACTTTTCGACAATGTCTTTCTTATTTAAGACCTCTTTTTGAACAGGGCGGTATAAAACAGTCGTATCGTCTAGCAATTGAAAGAAATCTTTATCACTTGAAACAATGACCTTTTGTTCGCCTTTGTGAAAATTACACAGTGCGGCAATAATATCGTCGGCCTCTGTATAGTCAGCCATGATTTGACTTATGGGTAACTGATTAAAATACTCAGCCAGCCTAAGTTGTTGCCAAATTTTATTTTTAAGCTCTTCTTCGTCGGACAGAATTCTCACATTTCGATTTAAACGAATAGGCTTTCGGCCTTCTTTATAGTTGCTGTTGGTTTTCCTTCGATTTGACGATCCTTCGCGGCCATCCCAGCAGATATAAATCCTCGTTGGCTTAATTTGTCGACATAATTTTTGTAGAATTTTTAAGCTTCCCTTGATTCCTCCAATTGGCTGCCCATTTGAAGAAAGCGAAGGGTCTACAATATAAGCCCTGTAGTACATGTTGAGCATGTCAACAATCATTATTCTATTCATAAAAAAATCCTTTGGTAGAGTCTCTATTCTACCAAAGGAAAGGAAGGAAGTCAAGTCGAGCTATCTACCTTGTCTTCTATAGGGTTTTTTATAAAGCTTTGATCTTTTATTATGAGGTCTTTTTGTGAATTTACCGTCTCCCTGTCTTGTCTTCTTTTTAGGAGCATTTGATTTGCTATGAGATTTTTTACTTGCCATTTTTGTCCTCCTCTTCACCATAAAATTCTTCTGCGTTCCCCAAACGCTTATCAAACTTCATTACCACTTCTTTTTCTAAAAGTTCTATTACGCGGTTATAAAATTTTTCTTCATTCAGCTTATCTGCCCATGTTTTAGTTTGAAACTTCTCTGTAGTGCCGTCTGCGTACTGCAAAGTAAACCATGCGCCGGCGTTTTGAAGATGTTCTGAGGACTTGATTGCCTCCAGCCAACTTTCCTTGTCCATAATTTTAACTTCGTCGCCGCCCCAAAGAATCTTAAAAGAACACTCTCTTCCTTGGGTACCAAAGCGCGATTTTTCAATTTTAGCCTTGACCTCAGTTCCGATGCGGTAACCCTTGTCATCATAGATGAAACTTGCCTTTCCTTTGCGTGCTGTGAGCCATATACGCAGCGAATAAGCGTAAGTTAGGGCCTTACCCCCCGGCGTGAAATAAGGCGTTGTCATGGCCTCTGAGGGCCTTCTAGTAATGTTTGTTTTTAGCTGGTTCAGAATCAACAAAGTTGACTTGGAGTTCGCAATTGGCTGAATTAGTTTAGACAAGCCCTTTGAGAGAATTCTGGGCTTTACAGCCATCGTCGATTGCGGATTGAAATCAGACTCGATGTCTGAATTTGAAGGGGTTAGAGCCATAGAGTCCCAGATAAAAAGCATCTGGCTATCACTATTAGCTAATAGACTTTCAATTGTTTCCAACACAAATTCTACTGAACTTGCTTGGACATAAAGCAAACTATCTATATTACAGCCGGCATTGGTTAAAAAATCAGGATCTATGGCGCTCTCAGCATCAAAATAAATTACATCAACCCCCATCTTTTGAGCGTTGCCTGCAATCTGCGCGGCCATGTAGGACTTACCAGTCGCCTCCAAGCCGGCGATCTCACTAACTTTTCCTATTGGAATCCCGCCCCAATCGCCGCGCTTGACAATCCCATCTAGCCACTTACATCCGGTTGGAATAAAGTCAGAAACCTCTGTTGGGTTTTCGTCAGATAAAGAAAAGGCAACATTCATGCCAGCCTTTTTATTAATTAATTTTTTCATATCGGCAATTGATAGCCGACCTGCTGTTTTTGTCATAATAATTCCAATAAGGTGTAAGCGGGGGGCGCAAAGCGCCCCCCGCCACTCAACAACTAACTAGCCAGAAGCTCTTTGAAAGAATCTCCAATCTCATCAGTAGAGTTGGCTGGATTAAAAGAATTAACCTCTCCATGCTCTTCGTCGGAAGTGCCATTGCGGTACTTCTCAAAGACCTCTTCAACCTCTTGGGTTGTCTTGACCGAAAAGAGTGTCTTAAAGGGCACTTCTGTCGAAACAAACTCACTTGCCTTCGAAGCATCCTTGTGAAGCTCGCTTGAACGACGACGCGGTTGCACATCAGTTGACGGGAACATGTTCCCAGCCTTCTTGCCGTACTCAATCACCAAATCAGTGCCAGTTTCCGGATCAGTAATATCGCCATAATCCGGATTAAGGACGAGGTTTAGAAGCCGCTCATAAACGGTCTTGCTATAACCCCACAATCGGACGCCTTCGCCCTCTTCGCTTCGCACAACCACGGGCGAAAAGAAGCGTTGCTTGGCACGAAGTTGGTTGGCAAGCTTACGATCTTCCTCATCCCTAGTGTTATAGAGCTTTGAAACAAAATCACATACCGGACAGTCGTCGCCGTGATTCTTCTTCGGGCATAGGAACCCGGGCTCATCCCCTACATTGTAGTGGAACCAAAACTCGCGGAAGGGGTCGCCATCCGGGTCTGGGACAATACGCAAAGTTTGTTCGCCGTCCTGCGGTTTCCAAAAAAACTTCTTGTTACCGTCTCGTGCGCTTAGCGCGTTGAATTTTTCTTTCATTTTATCAAAATTAATAGCCATTTTATTTTCTCCTTTGAAATTATGGGGCAAGTTGATATTTCAAGCCCCGCTATTGTTTTATACAATGATCTATTGTATAAAATTTGTATGGTATGACAAGTAAATAAAATCCTGTTCATAGTCAGTTTTTACAATCTTGTATTCTACCTTTTCTTGTTCTTTTTTCAAGAACTTTAATGTCTCTTTAACCTTTTCCATAAAGTTAATATCTTCTGTTAATGTTTTTTCTGTACACCCAAAGTATACCTCTTTTTGCCTTATGTTGTCAAGAGAAAATATCAATTTTTCTTCACCTTCGGCAAAAATTCCCAATGTATTTATGCGGCAAGCCTCGTTTGTTTGATCGATTTCTGAAATAAAAGATTTAGCGCCCTTCAGCCAATTAATCATATTAATCATCTTAGCCAGTGTTTTAGAAAACTTTTTTTTGTACTCTATTATACTAGTATCGGCTATAAAAAATCTCTTTATAGTTGATTCATCAACACACAATATATTTTTAAATAAACCAGACCTAGCATAGTTTTGCAATATTTTAAAAATCGCTCTTTGTTGTGTTATTATAGCTTCCGACAACAAATCAACATCTCTAAGAATATAAACCAAATTAATTTTTGAATCTTTAATCTTTTCTAGAACTCGCAATAAGCCACCAGCTATCTTTTCTTCTCCAGAGCAAATAAAATAAATTTCATCTTTATTAAACGCCTCTAAGGCGATGTTGGGGGTCTTATCCTCCGCCTCTTCCACGGTCTTAATTTTTGGAAAATCTTTTTTAGTGATTGTTATGTATTCAAACCCACTAAGATCAGCCAATTCTTTGCAGACCGCGCTGGCGATGTCGCCAAATCCAATAATCCTCATATTGCCTTCATATTGCCGAAATCTTTACCGCCAGAAAGGTTAACCTTAAACCTTCCCAGTCTTGTCTCTGAGAAACATGATAACATATTTGTCATCATATTGAAATCTTTTTTAGTCACATCTACGACGACGG